CACCAAAGTCCATGGTGTCAGCAGCATCTCCGCTTGCAGTGATTGAACCTGAGGTGACACGGTCGAGAGACTCGTAGTCGTTGCCAGCAGGTGTAGTCACGTCTTGGAGAAGCATCTTGTTGATTTCCTCAGCGTGGTGCTTACCCATTTCTTCCTTGAGAACACTGCGAATGTCGCCGAGACCGTCATCCTTGTCGTTGAGGAAGATTGCAACTTCACTCATGTCGAAGGTGTGTGCAATGGTCTTAGGCTTTGCAGCGATGTTTTGGAAAGTTGGTTTTGTGGTGTCCGGTAGTGTACCGTTCTCCGCAATACCTCCACCTTTGGTGGTGTCAGGTCGTGCGGTTACGACACGCCATCCACTTCGGTCCCAAGGTTTCTTAGGAAGGATGGAGAATGCGTTGAACTCTTGGTTCAACTGGCTCCAAACCTTTCGTCCATAGATTGCTTGGTAGGTACCAGCAGTTGTGGACAATAGTGGTGCGTCTGCTTTCAAAAGTTCGCTACCTGAGTAGTGAAAGCCCATGTTTGAGCCTGCACCGTAGTAGTAGCGTTCCATGTCGGTTACTGTTCTTAGATAGTTTCTTGCCATTCTTAATCACTCCATTCAGTTGTGGAATACACTTCCTGCGAGGCTGTGTACTTCATCCCAAGACATGTTTGCCATGTCTACAGTGGATGGAATTTCAACGTTAGAAACAGGTGCGGACTTTTGGATAGTCGTTCCGGTTGCACCTGATGCAAGGTTATCGATTCGGTCGCTTAGAGCAGCGACTGCCTTTTCGATTGATGCGAGTGGAGCACGAGCATCGAATGCTTGTGCTTGTCGGCTTTCAGCCTCACTGCGCTGTTCCTTGGCGAGTCGGTCAGCGAAGACATCGCTGAGAGTTCCCTTGAGTTGCTTCTCAATGGAAGCAGCCTTGTAAGCAGCATATGCTTCTTCAAGTTGTGCAGGGGAAAGGTCCTCAGGAGACAAATAGCCCTTTGCAACATCGGCTTTGGAGCCGCTGTTGAGTTTGCCAATTGCGCCTGTAGATGGGTTGCCGCCTTCTTGTGCTCGGCCACGTACTTGGCCGCCGAAGTAATCGGCACCGTCAACAGAAGATGGGTTGTCGAAGCCACCAAGTTGTGCCTTCTCAAGTGCATCAAAGTGTGCACGAGCGCTGTTAATATCAACGCCACCCGACTTCAAGGTGTTTTCCATCCAGTGCAAGTAATCTTGGGTAATGACATCAGAGTACTCAGATTTTTCCATGTCGCCATGCATTCCTTTGTTTTCAGAATCATGCATTCCTTTGTGTTCGGAACCGTACATCTTTTCGTCTTTGCCTTCATCAGCCATTTCTTTGCCTTTGTCTTCATCCTTGTCGTCTTTCTTATCCTTCATGTGCTGTTTCAAGCCTTCGGGCATATCACCTTTCTCCATTACGTCGAGGCGGGTGTTGATGCGGTCCAAGACGGACGACAATTCGCTCATTGTGTTCATATCTGTGTTTTCGGTCATTGTTATGTCCTCCTTCAATATACGGAATGTCGCCTCCGGGTTTATACCTTTTTCACAAATCGTTACCTCGTGAAGTTCCAGTTTGGAAATCTCGGTGTAATCACCGTGCTCCGAATCGGCTTTTCGCATTCTCTTGAATGCTTGTCCACCAATACTGAAACCCCGAAGGGCGCCTTTGCGAATTTCATTGGCTACTTCACGAGCCTTTTCGATGTCATCACGTACTTGGATGACAACGAAGAGTCCAGCGTCATCGACACCGGACTTCCACAGTCGACCACTGCTGTCAGTGTACTGTGGAATAACTTCTCCAACTTGGATGTTGGAGTGTGCGAGTTGTACGTTGCGGAATCCGTCCGCTTTCATGAAACTGTCAAATGCACCCTTGAGTGCACCTGTGGTGATGAGGTCACCTTGCTTGTCGACCATTTCGACGCTCGCATAACCTGCAATCACGAGGCCATTGTCGCTCTTGAGAAGCGATATGGTGCCACCGCCTTCAAATCGGGCGGATTGTAGTGGCGATGCCATGACCATTGTAGTTCTTACAGGCGTCATTCTATTTAATCAGATATGGTAGACAGCCTTATCTTCTGTAAGTTCTAACTTACTATCAACTTCCTCGACGTCCTTCGTTTCTTCTTCTTCGTCTTTCCTGTCACGCTCAATGTCACGCACATCATAGTCAGGCATAGTTTTCGCATCGTCAGGGTTTGTCGGTCCTGTCGGTGATTGAATTGGTGTACCGTAGTCTATGCCGAGTCCTTTGGGTCCTGACATACTGGCACCTACTTGACCCACACCACTCTTCGCCAAAAGTTTCTCAAGAAGTTCGACACCCTTCTTCATAACCTTGTTCTTCTCTTTGTCCCACCTGTTCGTGTCTTGGATTTTTCTTGGAGGGATGAGTGGTTTACCGTCGCCTTTGCTTTCGTGAACCTCAGCCTTGTCCTCTCGTTCTTCTATAGAAAAGTCGCCTTTGAGCATGACACCTGCTACGGGTGACCAAAACGGTCGTTGACTCTCAGATAAACGAATCAGATAGTCGTTATCGGCTACAGGTGTGTGCACAGTCCAGTACGAGCCACGTGTGGTCGCCTTGTACAGAACATCGCCTGCTTCAAACGATACACGAATGTGACGGTCGCTTCTATAGATGTTGAGTGGACTTTGCGCCATGTCAGCCTTTGCTAACATGGCAAGGCTCTCTGTGCTGACCAGTGGTTCGCCCTCAGCCTCGCCCTCGATACGTGGTGCGTGAACGGTGTACACCTTTTGGTTTTCAGATGCTTCACCTTCTGTCACGCTTGTGACGTTGACCTTGACGAAGTCACCGACCTCATACTTCTCAGGAGCATTGAACGATGCACCGATGTCCATGTAAATGTCATCCTCAATCTTGACTGCACGGTCGCCCAAGTCCTCGCCATGGATGATTGGACCTGTGCCGAGTCGATACGTGTACGGTGACTCGCCTCGTCGCTCAAGCACCATGAGTGTGACGTCGTTGCCTTTCTGATACATGACCCACTTGGGATGGCGTGCTTCGCCTTTCATGTACGTAGACTTTGCATCACGCAACAAGATGCGGTCGCTCTCTATGTTCTTGATAGCATCAGCCAGTCCGACATCGTCGGTCAACTTCGTGTCGGATGCGCTTGGGGCTTCGACACCCTCGACGCTTTGTAGCGCACCACGCAACAACTTGATGCGGTCTTGAATCGGTATGTCGTGAACCTCCTTGCCATCGAACTCGATGACCTCAAAGATGTACAATCCACTCTCACGTCGTATAACGTCAACCAAGAAATCCTTGTCAGATACCTGCTTGAACGCTTTCTTCTCTTCGTCTGTAAGTGAACCCTTACTTTNGACATCGTCGTCCTTCTTTGTGACGAACATTCGGTCGCCCTCAGGATAGTCACTAACGACCCAATCGCCTGTGAATCCACGCAGGTGTTCAAGGTCATCGACATCAAAAATGCGATGCATTGGTTGCAGTGATGGCAAGCCCTCAGGCATATCCTTGCGGATATAATCAGGGTTGGTCAGCGAAGCCAGCAATGCAGGTCCGTCCATCTTGTGATGTATCGCTTCCGGCGTGTCCATAAACGGTTCTCCTACTTGATTAGCGCGTGTTGCGACGGGGGACCTTGCTATATCAGTTCTTATCCTTGGGTCGGTCTTTGCCTGTGAAGGTGAAACAAAGTGACCATGATGGTGTTCGGGCATCATCGCCTTGATTGCTTCCATGTTCGGCGTGAGCAATCGCATCTTCTTTGGCTTGGGCAACATTCGGAACGACATCTGACCGTCTTTGACATCCATCGCAAACGGTATGTCGTGTATGTGCCCAAAGTTGCCACGCAACCCGTCTGAGTTAAACATCGACATAATGGTGGCCTTTGACTTCGGGTGACCTCCACGACCAATCGGTTTGTGCATCAACATAGGTTTCTTTTCAGTGTCGATGATTTTCGTTGGGTCATACTCGTCGGCACTTGATACAACAAGTCCGTGCAAGTGGTTAACCATATCGTGAAGCGTTGCTTCGTTTTTCAACTCGTTAGGTAGGTTTCTGATTTCATAACCTAAACTTTCATTTCTGAATTTGCCTTTGAGTGATTCCTGATTGTCTGACGACGGCGTCATTATTTCCATCGAGCGTTCGCCTAATTCGCTTTTCCTATCACCTGTCGACACAGCAGCATGCAAACGCTGTGCTGCTCGGTAAGCAAGACTCGATGTGATGTCTTTGTGCGACATGTGACCTCCACGCCCACCGGTTCTTGGCACGCTTCGCTTTTCAGGAACACCGTAATTCGGGTCGTTGTCGTAATCGACTTTGTGGCGCTTGAACCCAGTCAATTGATTGAGAACATCCTCCGCCCCCGTATCATACATGGGCTTGAAATGTTTATCACCGGCTTCTCCCATTTGCTGAACCATGTCCATCATGGTCATGACCCTCAGTGGTTTCCCTAAAGCACGTACCTTTTTGAGCAAATTTTTGACCATGCGTTCTTCGTAAGGTTTCATAGCATCGCCGAATATCATTTCACCTGCTTCACTCACAGACATGTCAGGGTCAATCTCATGACCGTTCTCGTGCAGTTGACTCGACATACCGTCATGAGCGTTATCAATCGCACCTCTTGCCCGTGCTTCTTGTATCTGTTGGCCTGCTACTGGTGCGCTGATGTTGTGATGCTCAGCGTCTTGTCGAGCAAGGAATTGATTTGCTGTGTACATTTTCCACGCTGCCATGGTATCAGGGGGAACTGACTCATACAGTTCAGGCATTTGTCTCTGCATCTCTTGCCCTATCCTATCAGCCATCTCTACGATAGCGTCGTGGTGGCCTTTGACTTGCGTGTGGTGTGTGTTATCGTGTTCAAGTTCTCTACTTGACCTTGAGTTCTCGCCATAGTGCTTCTTGGCAATCTCATCAAGGACTTCTTGTTGTTCTTCGATGAGGTGGTCAAAGTGCGCTCGCTCATCGCTCCCCTCAGGAAAAAACTCACGCTGTTCAAACAACTGATTCAATTCATTTTCAGCCTCGTCATATTCTTCAACCACATTGTTGAGTGCCTCTCTTTGTGAATGAAGTTGCTTGTATCTTGCTTCATGCTGACGCAAAGGACGTGTTTCTAAATCTTGTAAAGAACGCTCCATAGTCAATCGCTCATCTTCTGACATACCTCTTTCTAATTCTTTGAGTGTTTGATTTAAAATGTTCAACTCGTCCTTGCTTGCCTCATAATTGTCAACGTGTGTGCGCTGACGGACGTTGTAATCCTCACGCTTGATTGGTAGTTCAGTTTCAAACGAAAATTGGTTCGGGTGCTGTACACCGTCAACCGAAGGTGCTCTTGGGTTGTTGAGTCCGCCAAGCATACCAATCAAACGAATCGCTCGATGCGAAACGTCACCGTCTCGTTTTAATTTGTCATTTTCTGTTGCTAAACCAAAAGCGTGACCCATACCGTGTGTGAATCTGTACTGGTCTTTATCACCGTGCAACTCGTTTCTGAATTCCTTTAGTTTAGATTTACCTTGCGTACGACCTGCTCTTAACGATGCCTGATACACCTCGTTGTGATGCTCAGGCGAATGCGTGGTTCCGTGTAATCCTTGGTTGACCTTTGCGTTTGCTAATGCTCCAGTCCCTGCGATGAACGTATTGTGAGGATGCAATGCAGCAGGTAAACCCGCCATCGCATCGATTTCAGATACGGAGACTGTGTCGGTTTCCCTTCCTCGTGCAATCTGTCGTCGTGCCTCACTCAGTTCACTTAACGGCAGACCAAACGGCGCCATCAGCCCTCTAACCTTGTTGTGTATGTTGAGGACTTCTCCACCCTTTGATTCAAGCGATTCGTCTTGAAAGTAATCTTCTCTTGCCTGCATGCGTCCAAGTAGACCGTCACGCTCTCCCTCTAACGACAACATCTGATGAAGCATGTCCAACTTCGTCGTATGTGTCTTGCCCAAACCACCTCGGCCTTCAAACGGTTCGCTCCAGTGATGGGCAAGCGACTCCATATCGCCAAACGTGTAGTTATCGGAGTGTGCACCTACGCCTTCGGTGGCGAGGTACGGATTGAGGTACGCTTGGATTTCGTTTCTTGCCTTACGCCCAGCACCTTGCATGTCACGCGCAAGAAGGTGCGGTTTCAAGAACTCCTCAACTTCTTCGACTGTCCAGTCATGGTCACCTGTCCATCCTTCTTCATAATGCGGTGACTCACCTTTTCTGTGAAACTCAAGTTTACCGTCCAAGCCTGCCTTAATACCTGCCAATGCATACACACCTTCGATGTCCATCTTGGGTTTGTCTTGTTGTCGAAACCCTTTGTCGGCACGTCTTGGTAAATGTTCAACCTCGTCATCGTGATTTTCGTAGAACGCACGTATTCTTTGACCCAGCGCTGAATCTTCCAAATCTTTGTACAATTCATCAGGGTTTACGCGAGAGGTTTGACCGAGTGGAATCATACCGACAGCAAATGCCTGCCCTGTAGCGTCAGGGTCACGTGTATGATGACTGAACACGGGTGCATACCGCTGATGCATGTTCGCTACAAGTCGACCCATCGAAAGAGGCTTGTCGCCTACATGAATGTCACTNATGGTGTAGTTGTTTTTGTCATGGAAACCATGTTCTTTGATGTGCCTGTACACCATCGCACGCTCGGCAGGTGTAAGCCACTCAAGGCCGAGATAGTAATCCATCTCGCCCAAGCCTTTTCGTCGACCTGTTTGTTCTTCTGTATTATTCGATTGCCAACCCGACCTCGCTATCTCCATGTGATAGTGGCGAAGATACTGCTCTTGCTCAGGTCCATGAATACCCTCCGCATCAAGTTCGGTAGCAAAACGCTTGCCCTCGTCAGACAGCGCCCAATTGTTGTAAGCACGTTCATACAATCCGTGCTGAGGTACATACGTTTCGTGAGGACCATACATACCATAAGTGTACAACGCTGAGTCATTGAAGTGTTGACGATGTGCCTGTTCTTTGTCACGATGTACTGCTGACACACCGTTACGAATGTGTGAATCCAGCCGTTCACACCATGCAGGGACGTTGTTTTCACCAACCGCAGTCTCTTCCCAAAGCGGTGCAACGTCAGGGTGGTGCATCGACATGTCACCAAAGTGTTCGCTCGATGTACCCAAGTGTTCACGTGTAGCAGGTCGAATTTGTTGATGCATCCACTCCTGACCCATGTGGTTGACTGACTGAGGCTGCCGTATACGACCGTCGTACGGGTGTTGGCCGGGGAACGACTCTGAGATTGTTTTGGGTGCTTCTTTCAAACCCATACCGACACGCTCGGTCATAGGGTCAATGACCTGTAACGATTCGTCTTCAAAACTAAACTGGCCGCCCTCTCGTGCAGGGTCAAATACTTGTGTTCCGTCACTGGGGTTCGGAATCGTCACTTAATCACCGCCATTCATTGGCGGTTCATGCGTGCTTCCAACGCTTTCTTGAGCGATTGCGCTTCTCCACCGCCGTCCACAAAGTGCCCTGCGAGCGTTGAGAGTGCCGTCGGGTAGTGTGGGTTCTTGTCAAGGATGTCGCTGTTTTCTGAGATAGCACCCTTGTTTGTGACATCTTCAACGTCAATCAGACGTTGGTTGGTCGAATAGTATTGATTTTGGACACCAGTTTCGCCACCGACCTGTACGTGGAACTGAACATCACCAAGTGTTGTTCCTTCCTTTTGTTGGAAAGAGATACCTTGCTCCTTTGCAATGAGTCGACTCTCAAGTTCTTTTGCTGCTTTCAACAGTATGTCGACTTTTGGACTTCGTGGTTCGTATCGTGGTCGCATGTTATCACTCCATTCCGATGTTGTTTCCTATATTGCCAGTACCTTTTGCTTCGTCAGCAAGGCGGTGAATGTCAGCCCAATCCATTTCGTGGAATTCCTGATTGCTCTCAGGGATTGGAATACCGCTGGCTGACTCATCTTTGAGAATATCATAGGTAGCGTCACCACGGAACAAATCAGGCATGACGTCCATTGGTGCACTGTTAGAACCGCTTCGGATAAAACCTGCGCGCTTCAACAACACAGCAGGGTCAGAAACAAGTTGCTTGAGTGCACTGTTTTCGGCTTTGAGTATGCTCAAACTGTTGTCCATGCTTTCCATTTTCGTAATCAAAGCACCCATAAGTTTCTGAGCCGTTCCCTCTTCTACGACTTCTTCACTCATTTGTTCACCTCAAATAGTTCGGTTGTTTCGACGTTGCATGATAGGNCCACGTCGTGCTGTTCGGATTGTACCGGGCAAAACTTGAGTCGTTGGCTCGTGAACGGTTTGGATTGTGTTGAATTTGCGGACTGGTACGCCGCCTGCGTAGATGTCGTTGACACCTCGTGTTTGNGGCATATCGGCTTTCAGTAGTGCTTTTGAAACGTCTTCGGACAAGTACTCAGCATACTTACTCACTTCGCTGATGTGCGAACTTGCCGACACACTATCATTGTTTTCGATTGCTTTGAAAAATGCATCAACATGTGAACGCATTTTACGAGCCATAGGGTCCATCTTCGTCAGGTCCATACGCATCCCATAACCTTCATCGTATTGAATGTTCCGTCAATTTCTTCGTATGTTGTTCATGGCTTGGCTAAGCGGTGTGCCTTGCGGCCCTCGTTGCTGAACACTTGAAAACGGAGCGCCTGAACCCATGCTTGTTCGATTCTGTGGACTGGCAGGTCCACGTGGAGTACGCATACCCATCCCCTCTCCTCCGGGCTGTGAAGCAGGCCCTTGTGCTTGTCTCAAGCCTGCACTTGCCTGTCCTGCCAGTGCACCTGCCAACTGTGGTGGCATGTTCCGACTTGGCAGGCCACCGGGCTGTGCTATTGGTTGAGGACCACCGGGCATGCCACCCGGCATACCACCCATCTGAGGTTGACCGCCCATACCNTCCTGCATCGGTTTGTAAATGAAACGAATATCTCGACCGCCTTCCTCNATAAGTTCAGGCTTGAATCCGAGTTGTGCCATACGCTGTGCAATGTTGACCTCCATCTCGTCTCGTCGGAGTCGAGTAACCTCGTCTTCCTCTTCGTTTGGATAGAGCGTAAGTTTCCAATCGCTGATGTCCATTTCTTCCATCAGTCGTGGGAAGAGATGGTCAGTGTACACCTTGTGACCGAACTCAACAGCACGATTGGTAACAAGAATTTGCAAACCTTCGTTGTTCAATCCACCTGATTTACCTGTGTCCATCATGAACACGTTCGATACGCCATAGAACGCTGCAATGCGGGTTCGCATTTCGTCACGAACAGCGATGTACTGCATCTCTTCAAGCGTGTCCATGAACTTGACCCAGTTGACACCACCTCGTCCGCTTTGACTTTCGATACCGACCTTCGGAATGTAATGTGGGTCACGTTCAAGTTTCTCATCAACGCCCTTCCAAAACGATTTCATCGATTCAAGATTGTCTGTTGTAATAGAAATCAAACCACGAGGTACACGACGTTTGCTGTACGCTGTGTACATGTAGTTGTCCATTGCTGTAAGTGTCATAGCCTGACGCCAAAGCGTTGATACTGGTGACTTCCCATACAACTTGGAAGGATAGTACTTACTGACGTGAATAACTTCACCTTTGAGATAATACTGTGTCTTGCCTGCACCGCCCGTGTTGACGTGATGTACGTCTTCTAACTCGTGATTGCATATCTCACAGTTGTTGTCCGTCTCGCTGTAGCCACGAACTTGGTTACGATGCAATGGGCACACCTTGTATCGCCCACCACGTACACCTCGCTTGTCCGCAACGATACGCATGAAGATAGGGTCGCCACGTAGAATCTCTTTGACACGATAGAAAGCAACTTCGTTGGTTTCAGGGTCAACATAGTATTCTTTGACAAGAATCAAGAATGCATCGTCCATGATGTTGAGGTCGTATTCTATTTCACGCAGCACATCCATGAAGTTCTGTTCCATCGAATTGCGTTGATTGACGAGCCATCGACCGTATACTGTTTCATTCGGGTCAGGGTCACGGACGTCACCACCGCATTCGACGCACGTATCAACATCGTGCTGATATTCCTTATCACACTCTGTACACTTCTTGTGAAACTTCTTGTCCCAGTAGTACCCACGTCGGAATATCTCTTGTTGCAAGGTCGAAAGCACAGTACGAAGGATTAGATTCTCAGAAGCAACCGAATACAATGCAGGTATCGTAATTCCTTGAACGATAACTGGCTCTTGGATGCCCGTTGTGTACAACGGCATCTGAGGCTCAGGTGTGCGTCGTCGTCGAAATCGGTCGGCCAAACGACCGAGCACGCCCTTGACACGTTCTTCTGCCATCACAAATCACTTCCCCAAGAACGAATGGTGTCCGCATCCACGCCCCATGCATCCAACTTCTTTTGAACAGCGTCAGCATCGTCCTTCCAATTCTCAAACATGACCAACATACGATACTGCTCCTTTTTCATCGTGTCATTTTCTTCAAGGAACCGCAATGCAGCCTTTGCTTGAGTCGACTTCAATTGCAAGTGCGGAAGCACTCCGTTAAGAACTTTCTTCAAATCATCTCGTGAGTGAAAGTTAAGCCGGTGTGTTGTTCGCTTGCTGTTCTTTGACATCTTTTCATCGAGTGAAAGTGTGCCACAGCCAAGCGTTTTCTGTAATCGTTCGCAGTGAATGCGTCCCCTGTCCCCAGTGGCTACGGCTGATGCACGCACTTCACCGCGCTTGGTAATGAAGATTGAACCATCAGCATCCATGAATCCCGCAGCATAAGCCCACGGGTCCTTGATGACAAGTCCATCGCATGAAAGAAGAACATACTCACCACGTCGAGGCGCTTTGACAATGTCCATCTCTTCACCAAACATCGAGAGTAATTTGCTCATGCGTGTCGCTGACAACCGGTTGACACCTTTCTCAATCAGGTTGGCTGTGATGTCACGGGCACCCATATGTCCTTTGTCTTGCAATTCTCTCTTTGCTAATTCAAGCCAATTCTTTTGTTCTTTACTAAGCGTATCAACTTGGTGCAAGCCACTTCGCCACATCTTGCGTGCGTCTTGTCGCTGTTGCATAGCAGTGACCCAAGCACTTCGTTCCTCGTCACCCCAAACATCTTCAAAGTCATCGAGCATCTTGAGGGCTTCGTCCGCTGCTTCCCACATATGACAGGCTCGCACAGTGTTGACTCTCTTGAGTTGCCGAATGTACGCAACGATTTGAGGTTGCGGTCACTCAAGCCAAGGTTACGGATTGTATCGGCGTGTTCAACTGCCCATGGTATGGAGGATATGGTTTGTTCAACCTCCTGTGCCTTGAGCGCACGCACGCTTTTGATAGCACCATCAATGTCAAATTTCATGTCTTTCATCTTGCGTCGAGCACGCTTGAGGTCTTTAACAACCTCATCAGCACTCTTGCCAAGATACGCATCAAACCATGAGTCACCGTTTTCAGGAAACAC